ATAATGTATATGGCTTTGGGTGAGGGACCACCGGAGCCTTTTATATTACTTCAACGTGAAAGTTCTACGGGGGCTAGTGAGGTTGATAAAGTCTCTAATATGATCATAGAGGCAGATACCACAGATACTGCTATTTCCCTGGCCAACATTCAAGATGATGGAGATAGTACTTGGGATAATGCCGCGGCGACAATTACATTAGCTGGCGACGCTAACTACGATGGATATACTTATCGAGTAACTGTCAGTGCCCCTTCAGGTGGGTCCGATATAAAATCTGTGGTATCTGCCTCTATGATCATATTAGAGACTTTATCAACCTCACTAGCCCCCGTAGAACTTTCACGTTGAAGTAATATAAAAGGCTCCGGTGGTCCCTCACCCAAAGCCATATACATTATTTTGCGTCCTGTATCCGCGGTTGTCCAATCCATGCTGAATCCAAGATCATCGAAACTTGCAAAATCAGCCTCAAGTCCTACCACCCCACTATTATCAGTAATCAGAGGAAATTTAGCTCGATGGGTCCCCCCGGTAGCTGAAGTTGATACACCATCTTTAGAGAATACATCGGAAGATAGTTCACGAAATGTATCATCTACCATAGCTAGAGATAATGCCCAAACATCGCTGCCTGATGTATCAAGCGAATCGAATGAAAAAGCAAGTGTAGGCAGCATGAATACCATTTGCGGCTTAAATCCTGGAGTTGTCACAGCCAAAATCCCATTACCTGCAGTGTCGAAATCCTCTACTAGATGCGATACAGTAGCGATTCCAAACCCTATACAAAAAGCTGCAAAAGGCATAGCTGTGGCTGTATCATTCTCCCGAAGAGTAAAACCAGAAGAATCAAAACCCTCCAGAGAGACTTCTTGACTAGTCCCAGCCGCATCGACATTTACAAGAGCTCTGGTGTCAGAAGCTAAAACAGACCCATCTTGGGTTGCCCCACCATCTATACCTCTCATATTAATACATCTATTTTCTACTCCTCCAGCTTTATCATTAGACACCATGCCAATTGATATTGCCGCTTCTCCTGAAGTAATCGTATCGTTATATGGGATTGCGGCATTATGAGTAGACATTATCCATACTAGTTCAGCTTCAAATCCCACAGAAGTGATATCCTTCGTACCTACTACCGCCGGGGTTGTATCAGTGATAGCTTTCACCGATAAATCAGTGCCTCCAAACAATAAAACCACTACAAGTGGAGCAAAAGGTGCAGTCGCAACATCAGTCCAATTTAATTGAATCCCATCTACTACCGTCATATTGAAATCGGCAGACCATTCACGACCACCGGCAAGATTGGTCAGAGCAACTAATTCACCACTAAAACCAGCGGTATTTGCGGTTGCGGTAGTCGAAGCAGTTTCATAAAACATAGATCCAGCAAATGTGCTACTCGTATCTGTGAATCCGAAAGAAAACCTTAAAGGTGTAACTATCGCAACCTCATTAGTACCCGTTGTAGTAATACATATCGCTCCCTTAACCGGTCCAAATCCGGCTACAGTAAAATCTTGAGTACCCACAGTAGTACGGGCAACCTGAGTTACTATTGCGGTTTTTACTGTCATCTTACAGTTTCTTCAACACCGCCGGTATTGCTGTAGGGATTACAAGGTCTACAGTCAAAGCAGCAGCCGCGATTCCTCCATCGACGACTGTACCTACAAGATCCGACAAAGAATCGACAGAACTTGGAGGAGTTGCCGTCACTTGTAGAGTTTTATCACCAAGACCATCAGCGATACTTGAAACGTCGAGAGTATTACTTGAGTATGACGATCCGTTAATCGTTGTTGCATTGAGAAGAAGTACTAGGGCAGCTCCAACATCATCAACGTCATCACTCGCGATTCCAGTGTAAGAGACATCGAGACCCGCCGTACCTTCTACTCTGACTCTGTACACAAAACCTAGGAAATCAGATGCTACACCTGCCGCAATAGTAGTCGACGTGGCGTCGGTCCACGGACTATCTCCGCTATCCTGGATATTGGCCATTGAAATAGCTTTGGCAGAATCATCGGCCTCAATAATCATGGATTTTACACTATTCTGAGTGCTTAAGCCACCTTGTTCAAGTTGTTCCAGTAGAAAAATTCCCATCTGTTTATCCTTAGAGCTTTTTCAGCACCGCCGGTATTGCTGTTGGACCAGCTAAAATTACAGACAAAACGGCAGCCGCTATACCCTGATCGACGATCGTGCTTAGGAGCTCTGCCAAAGAACCAACTGAATTAGGTGGTGTAGCTGTTACAGCTAACGTTCGATCCCCTAAGCCATCAGCCACAACAGTACATTCTAGGGTATTTGTACCTGAAGTGTAATTAGCATCCGCCAACGCCGTGAATGATTGTTGTCCAAGCGGAATAGCAGTCGTAGTTCCTGCATCCACTACAGCTCGAATGAAAAAGAATGGACCTTGACTATTGATGGTAGTCGTGGCCCAATCGCCCGGAATTGTAAAAGTAACACTCTTCAGACCACTGGTTTTGAAATCGGTAGTACCGTCAGTGACACCGCTTAGAGCCGTAAATGAAGAACCATTAAAGTATTCCCATGTAAGCGTGTAGGTTCCAGTACCCACTGTGCTGACATTCAATACCAATCGATTGAACTGCTTATCAGAACCGAAATTGAAATTATCGCCAGAGGCAGGTACAGCAGGCAACAAAGTCATATCATCTGCTGTAGCTTCGTTTGATTCAGTGGTTTCATCAGTGAATACTCCACCATCATCTGCGATGGCAGCGAGCATAGACTCCCTGTATGAATTATTTAGTGCTATTACCAGACCTGCACCAATCAAATCCACAGTATCTGATGCGATTCCAGTGTAGGAGGCATCTACGAAATCAGCCGGATTTGGTACTTGAACGGTAGATGCTGGTCCACTTACTTTGATGTTGTAGACGAAATCTTTGAAATCGGAAGCTACTCCTGCCACGATTGCTGTTGATGTTGAGTCGGTCCACGAACTATCTTCGTTATCCTGGGCGATGGCCAGCAAACGAGCTTTTGCAGCGTCGTCCGCTTCGACGATCATGGCGGTCACTTTATCAGCAGTGGCCTGGCCGCCTTTACCCACCTGTTCTAGTACAAAAAGTCCCATTCTAATTGTCCTCCTCTTGTTTTTTCTTGTTTGCCCAGTAGGCTTTCATTGACTCACTAGTTTTTCTCTTGTGCTCTTCAGAAAGAGTTTTTCCGGTATTGAGTTCTCGAAGATTTTCTTTGGCTTCTTCTGACATTTTTCTACCGGTTGCCGACTGTCGCATTAGTTCTTTAGACTCTTCTGTGTGTTTTCTCCCAAGTCCATTTTGTTTTCGTTGTTCTCTGAGTTCAGGATTATCTGCGATGGTTTTCGTTAGAGATTCACTGATCTGATCTTTAGTTTCTTGTGTTACAACACGGCCCGTCGACTTCTGTCTTAAATTCTCTCTTGCTTCAAGTGATTTCATGCGTTCAATTTGTAATTGTCTTTGTATTTCATTCAATTCAGGATTATCTTTGTATCGCTGTGTATGAGTCACACTCATTTGAGTACAAGTCTCAGGAGAATGAACGTGACCTTCAGAAGAAGCAGCAATTGGATTACTGTTAAATTCTGGTTTCACAAAATCCATCCAGAATTGCTCTCGTTCTATCCGAAGATCACGCCCACAATATTCAAGCGGGAGGAATCCAAAGTCACATTCTCCATGTTTATTCCACGCTCGTTGAAGAAACTTACTATGATGCTTATTCTGTCGAAGAGCTCTTTGATGCTGCCCGACTCTAGTTTGTACATTTTGAGATGAACCAACGTAAGCTCTCAAAGTTGAACGCTGAAAAATTATATAGACTCCAGATTTTGCTTGCATGTTTCCTTTTCTACATCAGTCGGTGATTCCGTCTGCACACGCCAAACCTAATTCGCTGAACAGTGCAAGACCACTGTACCACTTGACACGAGTGATGCTCTCATCCCGGTCTTCGGCCTCTCCGACCTCGACAACATTTATACCCATCATTTGGCTAGCAGTGAGTCCCGCAATTCCAGTAGAACGCGAACCATCGTCAAACGTTCCAGCAAAGATCGTTGTTTGATTGGATCCCGAACCTTTAGTCTGGGTAATCGGAACGTAATCGTTACGGAAGATCGGTACACTGCGGTAAGCAGGTACTGTAGCACCGGAAGGCAAAGTAACAGTATCACTGATACTCGCTCCACCAAGAGCACGCAACAGAACCATGAAACTCCGAATGGTTCGAGCGTTCATAGTAAAGTAATCCACGTCTCCGTCTTTATCGACTACAAGGTCCATGAGCTCATCCAGAAACGTGAATGAGAGAGGTCCACCGTTAACACCAGTGTTCACAGTTTGCCCAGCAGTACAAAGATTAATCAAACCGTTGAACTGATTCGATGCGCCCGTACCGTTGATCAGCATATGTTGGTATGCCCGACCCAGGTGCTTAGCTTTGGAAGCGACTTGCACCGCTCGTTGATCGTTACCATCGCCTGAACGGGTAGCCTGGAGCAAACCATTGACCTCAGCATCGCCCAGAATCGTGGTAAGAGTGGAAGTAACCAGAGTGAAAGTAGCCGCTGCTTTAGCATCGGTCGAAGAGTCGATCGGGTTAACCGCTTGTGCACTTAGAGTATCACCAACACCTGCGACTCCGACATTACCGAGAGCATTCTCCCGGTTGTAAGCCAACGCGTTTCCTTCGATACCATCGAAAGGAAGCATTTCGAACATTCGGTTCACCGTTATAATATTTTCAATTACACCGGCAACCAATTCATCTTGAGCCAGCTTTGCCGACTCTGCAAGAGTGACGCTCGCCATGGATTTTCCCTTTCCTTAAAAGTGAGCGTATGTCCTACCCGGACGTCTCACACTTAGGGTAGAAATCCACCGACGAAGAATCACTCTTCGATCAGTACTAACGATTTTGTTTAGCGAGCCCTCTCGAGAGTCCGCTAGAGATTTTCTGAATTGGGGTGAGGTTAGTATTAACCTGACGCCCCTGTACATTAGCCGCAGTTCCAGGCACATGCCCGGAGCCAGTGGCAACTTTAGACTTCACCAACGGTGAAAACTTTTCCTGGCCGGCCATCTCAGCCACCAGTTCCGCCGGTGTCATTTCTGCTCCCGTGGTCATAGAATGCCGAATTATTCCCTCCGGATCTACAACTACTACCTTCAACTGTCCATCTCGGTCTACAGTTTGAAGTTGAGTTTCTGCGAAAGGCATGATGAGGTCTGGATTGATGAACGTATCTCCCATCGCGGTCAAAGCTTCATTTCGACCAAGCACATTAAAGAGCTGTGCTCTGAGTTTACCGTTCTCTGTTTCCTTATCCTCAATAGCCTGTTTACTCTGGAGAGCGACTTCTTGGCGCATCTTCTCGATGTCCACCTTAATCTTCTCTCCCCCTTTGATCTTTCCCTGGAGCTCTTCCAATTGCGCGGCGAAAGCGGTATTGATGTCCTCGACATTATCACCGAATCCGCTTAGTGGACTCAGATCAACTATTCGTCCTTTAGCATCCTTCGCTTCGGTTCGCGACGCTCGCAAGGCGCCGTTAAGACCGATGATCGTTGAAACTGCAGCCTTCACGGCATCTTCGTCTTTTACTCGGAATCCGCCTTCTTCCGTTTCCCCGTAGAAAACCCTGAAATTTTCGGGGACTCCTTCTAAATTCTCGACTGTCTGGTTTGTCGAAAAATCAAACACCTTCACCACCTCTTTCCCTTCGTGAATCACTCACCGTCTGGAGGGCCTCACTCCCTCCAGCAGGATCAATCATCTTTGCTCAAAAGCTTATCTACACGCTCAATGAGCACTCGTTGTTCTACTATGAGTTCTTGCTGCGACGACACCATCTTGTCAATAACTTTCTCTAACTTGCCTATATTATCTGAGTTGACATTCATCGCAGAAGTAATTTCCCCGCGTTCCTTAACCCAAGGGGCCTGACTTTCAACATAGTCGATCATCTCAATCCGGCTGATTTTGTCCTGCCCGAATACCAGCCATGCCGCGGATCCAGTGAAGACTATGGAGGCTAGGGCGCCTACCGCGATCTGGAGAATAGGGCTTTTCATTAACTAAATTCTCCGGCTTCACATCCCTGCCTTGGCGAACGCTTCGAGCGACTCAGCCAATATAGGCTCTTGT